AAACATGGTACTTGATGTAATGGGTCGTGGGTATTTTAAAAAGGGCACAGGCGATAGTCTTATTATTAATGGAAAAATAGGGAACGTACCTAATAAGCAGTGGTTAGACACTGCCCTACCTGTCAGATTTGCGGCTGGAGCTGTGGAGAGCGTGAGGCCGGAGTGGTTTGGCTGGGTGGCTGGCGGGGTAGTTGATAACAGCAAAAACTTTGCACGTTGTATAAACAGTGCCGCAGGAAACAAGGTTGTAATACCAAGCGGGACATATCTGCTTTCTAATATCGCAAGGTATGCTTTTACTCAAGATATTAATATCCAAGGTGCCGGTAAAAATTCAACGATACTGCTTGGCAATGACACTATAGGTTTTGTAATAACAACCGATTATAAAAACATAAATGTTAGAGATTGTCAATTCAGAAACTTTCAAACAGCATTTTATACAGGCGGTAGTGCGTCGGTTAAAATAGGTAAGGTAGACATTCACTACAATAGATTCGTCGATTGTGATAAAGGGCCTATTTTACTCGGTGGTGATTTTACAAAAGATTGCGACATAACCCATAATGACATTGATAGTTGTATGGGGTACGTTGGTGGTGGTGTTATTGCTATAAGACTTGGTGGAGAATCTCCAAATACGCAACCTCTAATGGGTAACTATAACGTATCATTTAATAATATTTCAAACATTGTGTCAGGCGGCACTGATAGAGAAGACTGCATTGGAATAATGCTTCTGGGTTTTAATGCAACAATTATAGGCAATCATTTAACAAATATCCATAATGCCGACTATTCAAGTGGATCGGAAGCCATTTATACAAAGTGTCAATACGCTATAATATCTAAAAATATTATTAAAGACGCAGGATATCAACAGGCCGCGATAACCATTAAAGGCCAGCCGCATAACGCTGACACAACAGTCGTAACAAGCGACAAAGGCCATTCGGTTCTTTGCGAAGGGAACCAGATTTATTGGGATAGCACTAAGGTTGATTTTGATACGGTACGGGTGGGTATATACGTTAAAAACGAATCTGTCTGTCTTGATAATAACTTAATTGAAAATCCAACATACGGTATTTATACCGATGAAGCGCAGGACTCGGGTATTATTGATATTGTAAATAACAGAATATGGAAACCGAACAACTCAGGTATTCGCTTATATAATTACAACGGGAAAGTAAACATATCTGGAAATAAAATTTATTGTCCAATAGGTAAGGGCGTGACTACTCTAATAGGAGGGATTTACTATCGCAATGATGATTCGAGCAGTGTTGTCACCATTAAAGATAATTATGTATCAATTGATAAAACCTGTCAAGCTTCAATAACAATGAAGGCTATAGATGTAAACCCAGAAACCGATTCTGGCGGCATAAAGCAACTTATTGTCTCTGGAAACACCATAGAAATAGATAGGGATACTTTATCTAAAATAGGCATCGGAATTAATTCACTTGAATGTCGTGATTTTTCTATATTAAACAACAATATGAGAATTGTTGGTGATGGAACAAATACACCTATATCAATAGATGATTCTATCAGACCAATAAAATACGCTATAATAAACAACACTTTAGTAAATGATGAATCGAATGAAAAAGGTTTTAAGGGCCACGCTCAATATGTTTATGATTATAGGGATGATCCAAATGGAACTGTTATAATCGGTACAATACCTCCACACGCTATCGTAACAAAATCATATTATAATGTTGAAGAACGACCAGTCAGGGCAAATATGGCCGCTAAATTAAATATGGGGATATTTGGCGATAGTAGTGTAAATTATTTTAGGATACAGGACTCTTTGGCATGTTCCGATACTTCATGGTCGCTGGGTTGGCATAGTGGGTTACAAAATGGGCTTGGTATAAACTATACAAATAGAACATCAAAAACACAAAATATAATTTTTGTTGTCAGAAGTTCTGGGGATTTGACCGCTGGCAGATTAAGGCTATTTTTGGAGTACATTATTAGCGATTCTGCCTTAACTTTGGGGACAGATAACGCATTAAAAATAAAAGGTAAAACCTCTATTCTCGACACCACCTCCTCCACCTCCCCCACAACCGGGGCGCTGACTGTGGCGGGGGGCATAGGCATAACAGGACAAAGTACAACTTCAAATAAAATTAAGTTTTCTGACAGTACAAAAACTCCTACAATAAAAGATGCTGCCGGGAAATTTTGGCGTATCAAGATTAGTACAACAGGGGTAATAACAGCAGATTCAACTGGTCAGAATTAAAATCAGCGGTATAAAATAAAGGTGTTTTCTATTTTTGAAAGGTTTTCGATATGAAATATTTTATAATACTTTTATTCATCATATTTAGTTCATTTGGATTAACCATAAATAATCCTAATGATACTTTGAGTGTTTATTCCTGGCGATACCATAAAAACAGCATAAATGGTTTTCAAACGGTTGGTGAATTAAATAATATTCGATCATCTAATCTTGGCAAACCTTGTAATGTACAGTTAATCGACACTTTTGTAATTAATGCAACGACAACAATAGATTCAAACATGGTGCTTGACGTAATAGGCCGTGGTTACTTTAAAAAAGGAACCGGCGATAGTCTTATTATTAACGGCCACATAGGGAATGTACCTAATAGGCAGTGGCTTGATACAGCCCTACCAGTCAGATTTGCTGCTGGGGTGGCAGAAGATATGAGGCCAGAGTGGTTTGGATTAACTCGATGTTATGATACTATTAACGTACCGGACAATACTATTCCAATTCAACGGTGCATTGATGCTTCTCCTTATGGTCAAAAAATATCATTCCCTGCCGGAGTATTCCCTACTAAGTCAATTTTTATTCGCAAACCGTTATTTATTGAAGGGTCTGGTTGGGCAAGCAGGGCACAGATAACAAGCACTAAATACAATACTGCTATAAAAGATAATAAATGGAAATTATACGGAGGGACAAGTATTGTCCCTGCTCCTGGATGCACGACGGCCTTGTTTATAATTGAACAGTATCCAGTAACCGCTGATCGAGTAGTTGGGGATATGGAAGGGCATTTATCGAGCGTATCCTTAAGCTATATGACATTTGCAGATGATAGAACGTATGATATTAGCGGTATTCAGTTAAATATTGCTTGGCGTTCATCGTTTTCACATTTGAGTTTTAGAGGATTGAGACGAGCTGCAATACATCTAAACCATATTGCGCGGGAATCCAGTTTTGACGATCTGATGACGATGTATTGCGGGACAAGGCACATGCTGCCGGACTCCTCCTGGGGGGTTTTTGATTTTGATATGACACAAGCAACCTCAACATATAATAATAATTTTAATTTTGCGAATATAGAAACTGGATTTAATTTGGGCGACGCTTGGATATGGGGAAGCCCAAAAGATTCTGCTGGCGGTGGTAATGGCTTACGTATAGTAAATTGGTTTAATCACGGAATGTTATCAGGTTTCGATGGTAGAGAAGGTGCCAATTTTGTTATGACTGACGCGATGAAGGATAGTATTGTCCTCATGAACTTAAGAGGATGCGGAAATGTTTTCGTAGCAAACTCTCAACTATCAATATCGGGAACGTACAACTATCAAGTAAAAATACAAGATCCAGGAACATCTGATTTTACTAATAAAGTACAATTTGTAAATTGTACGTTTGGGGGTTGGTATAATAATGGAGATGTTTTTAGAAAAAACATCTATGCGGACGAAGGAACTCTGCTTATAACGAATTGCTCATTCTCCAATCCAGACAGCGGGGCGTTAGATTTAAGGGGCACGGTAGATTGTCGCTTAGGCAATAATATTATGAATAAAACAGCGGTAAATGTTGGAAAATGGCTCGCGTCGTCAAGTACTGTTACTCCCATGTTTTTCGATGCGAACGGTATTAATTTTGGCAATGTTGGAAGTGCGGATTCAAGCACTTTCGATTACTATCGAGAAGGAAAATTTGTTCCAATCGTATACGGAGCAACCGATTCTGGAACTTGTACATATACTGATCAAACTGGTTTCTATACTCGCGTTGGAAATAGGGTGATGTTTAGTGTGTATGTAAAATGGTCTGGCCATACTGGAACCGGAGGAATCCGCATTGGTGGACTTCCTTGGAAGTCTGAAAATGTGACTGGAAATTATGTAGCTTGTTCTGTCGTATCTCTTCTTTTGCCTTTTGATTACGGCTATGTGCCTACTGCATACATAAACAAGGATTCTCCATTAGCAAAAGTGGTTTTAACTACTCCTTCTGGGGTATTGCTCGAATACGAAGATATGAGTGTAGGTCAATTATACGTCACTGGAACATATAAGCCATAGGGGTAGGTCATGAAAATAATATTGCCGATATTATTTATTTTAAATGTCTTGTTTGCTGCAACTCCATCATTTAGAATCCACCATACTGGATCAACGGATACGTTATTGATTCAACGTACGAGCAATATTTCATCGGTTCCTATCGTTTGGTCTACTTTATTGAAAATAAGAAATAATGGGCAAGTCATAGGAACGGACACCACCTCTTCCACCTCCTCTACAACTGGTGCATTGGTCGTGAGTGGCGGTGTGGCAGCGAGAACTATTTATGGGGATACTTTGAGTGCTTATTCTTGGCGTTATCATGGAAATAGTATCAACAGTTTTAAAACTGTTGGGGAACTAAATAATATCCGTACCTTAAATCTTGGGAAACCTTGTAATGTTCAACTGATCGATACTTTCGTTTTGAGTAGTATAACAACAATAGATTCAAATATGGTACTTGATGTAATGGGTCGTGGGTATTTTAAAAAGGGCACAGGCGACAGTCTTATTATTAATGGAAAAATAGGGAACGTACCTAATAGTCATTGGCTTGACACCGCTGTACCTATCAGATTTGCATCCGGGGCCGTGGAGAGCCTTAGGCCAGAGTGGTGGGGGGCTAAGGGTGACGGTGTGACAGATGACGCTACGGCAATCCAACGATGCGCCAATTCTGTACCTCAAACAACTATCGGAAGATTTGATGACTTTCTCCCTGACTCAGTGGACGCAGGCAATTCCCATATTTTAACCACATCAGTGTATTTCACACCGGGGAAAAAGTATAAAATCAATACGGGAATAACATTCGGAAATTATAAAATTTGGTCTGAAAACGCCTATATTTTTTCAACCGATACGTCAATAAAACTATTCACCATTCCGGGCTTTTACAATGAGATTGAAGGCTTAACTTTCAATGGGGGGAAATATCATATCTGGATTAGTGGCGCACGGTTGAATGCTTCCAATACCGTGATTAAACGATGCTATTTCCGCAATGCAAAAACCCGCGCAATAATGACGGATCGGTCTGGTTTTGCTAATTCTGGTTACCCTATGAAGCTGTTAATATCTGATTGTAAATCTACTGGAAGCCCTTTTTTAAGAGCGAATACTGACGGCACGACAATAGAAAATACTTGGATTTCGTGGACTTCTGACACATCAAGGGATGGTGATCCTGGATCGTGCATTATAGCGAGTGGCCCTCTTTCGCTTAATAATGTTCTTGGCGTACCGGATAACAATTCTATCGGTCAACCGTGGATTGAGAGTGAAGGCTCTCGTGCAGGTGATATTCTATATCTTCGTGCGCGGAATTTTCGCATGGGTGGAGAGGATGCCAGAACACCCATTTTCAAACTGAATAGCGGCTGCTCTGGGTCAACATTTACCTTTGAGGATTGTGACATCCAAAGTATTTCATCGGCATATTGGGGATTGTTGTACAGTTACCCACGTTTAATTTCGTTCAACAATTGCTCGTATAGTGCCAATGTGAACACTAAAGGATTATTCGTTTCAGATAGTCTTTCATATAGCAATTTTCTTGCAAATACGAAAATTAAATTTGATGAAATGAGCGCAACTTTAGGATCAAAAATAGCGTATCGAGGTAGTAATTATTTAGACACTTCTGAGGATTATAGCAACATTTTACCTCCTGAGAACAATCCGACAATTACAGAGGTTAGTTTACCAAATTATCTGACAACGGCAACATCGAGCCTGTTTACCACAGGAACAGGATGGACTTCCTCAAGCTACGGGAGTATTTCGGCACTAACAAACGATACTTCGCTTGGTTATGCTATGGCGGTAAATTTCAGCGATTCACTGAGCGGGGTTTCTAAAATTCTGACAAATCCATTTATCGCTGACACTCAAGGGACTTATACTTTTAGCTTTTGGGTGAAGTCAAATGATAGAACAGCTTGTTTCTTTTACGACAAGGTAAGTGATACAACAAAGTGCATAAAAATACAAGAAATTTCACCGGGGTTAAATAGGCTTTCATGCGCTTATTATAATGACGCTGTGCAGGGGAATAAAATAGGGTGGACAATACCGTTGTGTGATAGCGGTACTCTGGCCTATGGTATGCCTGCTGTACACAAGGGGAACATTGTTGGGTCGTGGCGACCCTATGGATACACAGAATCACACGTAAACGCAATACACTATGGGAAAACTGTTCCATCGACGGGCACTTGGTACTTAGGGGACATTGTTTTTAATTCAAACCCCGGTGCGTATGGTGCAATAGGATGGCAGTGCATAACTGCTGGAACGCCTGGGACATGGCTTCCTATTGGACAGCAAATTTGGGACGGGACAACTCTTACGGCGGTAAATAGAGATACTTCAAACAGTCATTACGTTGCTTCAATCAGTCAAAAATTTGAACAAACAAATACAAGAATGCAGTTGTTATCAAGCGGAACTGGCTCTTCAGGATCGGCTCAATTGTTTACTTATGTTCCTTCGTCTGGCAATAATAATCATTGGTTTTTACATCATTCGGGGCCGACTCAGGAGCATAAATTTAGAATAGGTTATGGGTCTACAGCATCGAGCGGATTTTCGCTTTTTAATGATACCTATACCAAAATGAGCATTGATACTTTAGGAACAGTTAATATCCCATCAACCACCTCATCCACATCCCCCACAATCGGAGCTCTGGTCGTGAGTGGTGGAATTGGTTCCCCACACGTAACAACCGACAGCTTAAAAATAGGAGCAAGTGGAAGCCGCGTTAAAGAAATGAAAATTATAGACGACTCCGCTGATACATTAAGCATAACGGTCGGTGCGAAAACGTGGAAATTTTTACCAGTAGCAAACCAATAGCAGACTCAACATTAATTTATATGATGAAATTCATAACCGAAGACGGCAGAACCATCAATAAATTAGGGACATAAATACGTGGCTACCTTTATTGTTTAAAGTCTTCTCTTTTATAACTCTTTTAAAATCAATAACTTACATTGTAGGTCAATAATCTTCTAATACTTTTAGCCTATTATATGATGTCTAAATAAAATCACATAAAATAGGAGGTCTTATGGATCAGTTAAGGTATCAATTGGAGTTAGCTGCTTTCGAGGAAAAAATTGCTCTTGCTGAATTGGAAGAGTCCAAAGCGGCCGAACGGGTAAAAGAATTAAAATATGAAAAAGCTCGTTTCTGTGTGGAATGGTTGAGTATGGTTGCTAAGTCTCAAGAAGCTATGCAGAAAGCTGCTCAACCTCAGGTTCAAAAATAAAGGTCGGAAAAATGCCTGGTGATCTATCAAATCCGGAGTTTCTGTTTCCGTACCATTATGATCCTAAGTATGAACCTGGTACAAATATTTTTGAAACACGACCCCTTAATATTGATCAGATTATTCAGGCAATCTCAAAATCAGTTAATGGGCACCCAGTATCCAAAGAGCAGATGGCTGATACCCAAGCATTTTTAAAATCAAAAAATATGCTTACTCGAAATCCAGGGGACCAAGAAGTTCAAGAAACTATTCGGGGGTATTTTTCATCAAAGAACGGTGCCAGAAAGGTTGCCAGATCATGGCTGACTTTAATGGAAAATTAATGGATCTTCAAAATAAAACTTCTAAGATTCAAATGGAACTAACTACCTTACTTAGAGAGTACGATAGTCTATATCGAGAGGCTAATACAACTTATATTGAACAAAAAATGGCCTCCGGGAATGAAGGACTTGAAGATTTTCAAAAATTTCTTATGACTATTCGAAGAAATAGAGATGTTTTCGGTTCTTTGGCTCAAGGAGCTAAAAGTGTACGCCCCATGGGTCATTTTAAATTCATTGAAGATGATCTCACCCAAGAAAAACGGAAAAAATCTCCTGCTCAAGTAAGACGTCAAAGAAAAGAACAATCAGTCCCGGTAGAGTTGGATGATGTTGTGGTAAATGAGAAAGAGCTGGAGGTTTTAGATGGCTAAGAGAATTAGAGTCGTAACAACAACTGAAACCGGAAAAACAGCAGCACGACCAGCCCCCAGGGTCATGGTGGCTTCTGAAAACCCGTCTATTCCTAAACTTACTGAGAATGAAGTAAGAGCTAGGTTGCAGAAGAGAATTGCAACTTCTACGACTTTCGGAAGAATCCGGACGGCCGACACTATAGACAGCGGAACATCCCAATTCTATTCGCCTCAGCTAAGTACTGACTTTCTTGAAAAACCTCAAAACCTTCGTGAACGTAGAGCTTTCTATCGGTTCTTTTATAATACCAACGAGATCGTAGGAAGGGCTATCGATATCCATTCGACTCTTCCCCTGTCTAAATTACGACTCGTACCTCCTAAGGGCAAAAACCCCCATCAAAATAAATATGTGATGCAGTTCTTCGAGAAGATGTGCGATGAAATGAAGCTGTTTAAAAGCCTCCTTGAAGTAACTCATGATTTCAATTTATTCGGTAATTGCTTTTCGTATCTTGAGGAAGATGACCCTTTTGGGGATTTGACTCCCGAAGAAATATCAAAGAAGAAAGAAGAAATTTCTCAACGTAGTGAGTTCCTAAAAACTAAATATGATATCCGGGATAAAAACCCTCTTTTTACTGGGTGGAAAAAACTCATTATTCTTCCCCCAGATCAGGTTCGAATTAGGAAACTTCCTCTCACGGATGAAATAGCCGTCGAATATGTCCCGGATCCACAGACAAAAGAATTTATTACTCAAGGGGGGTATGCTTCTCAGGGGGATTCCCCGGATAATAGAAAAAAATATGAAATTCCGGCAGACCTCCAGGATAAAGTCCGACAGAGTGGTGTAATTCCTCTGGACACGGATCCCTATTCAGGCTCCTTTGTACATCATCTTGCTCGTAAAAAATCCCAGTATGAACCTATGGGTATTTCCATGATTGAGAGGTGTATAAACACCCTGACCCTTTTGGATAAGCTCCGCCAGGCACAAACCTCTATAGCTTCCCGACATATGACCCCTATGAGGGTCGTGTGGGCTGAAGATCTTAATCAGGATGACGTGGATAATCTTAGAGAACAAGTGGATATGGCGCTTGTAGATCCCGATTTCAGTATCATAGCTAATTACGAAGTACATTGGGAGGAAATGGGTTCTAATGGACGTCTCCTTGATATTGAATCCGAAAATGAGGCCGGTTTAACTAGGCTCCTTGCGGGTCTTGGTATGACTCGTGAACTTTTAACTGGAGAAGGGTCTTATACTGGAAGTAGGATTGGTCTTGAAATTATGAACACTGAATATTTATTGTTCCGTGAAATAATTCAAGATTTTGTGGAAAATTATTTGTTTAAACCGGTGGCTAAGAAAAAAGGTTTTATCGAGTATGACGATTATGGAAATGAAATTCTTCTTTATCCTAAATTGAGTTTTACTCGATTGGCGATCCGTGATAATGATAGATTTTTTGATGCAGCTTTCCAGTTATATCAGAAGGGTTCTATTTCTGTGGATCTTATTCTTGATATTCTTAACATAGATCCTGTTTCTACGAAAGAAAAAATTGAACAAGATCTTTTCACGGTTAATGATAGCATATTTAATGAGCTGATCAGAAATATTTATACAGGTGTTGCTGTACCCCTTGTGGATCAAACAAATTTGACGGCAAAATTAGCTGATTATCTCAAATTAAAAATGACCCCGCCCGCGGAGGAAGCCCCGGCTGGTGCTCAGAGATTTAGTTTTGAAAAATCAGAAATTTTGAATGAAGCTCGTGAAAAAGCAAAAAAGATGGCAAAGATTATGAATTATTTAAAAGAAAATCCTGATTTAATGGAGAAGGTTTTCTCAAAGGCCAATATATAAAATTTAGGACATTATCTCATGTTTAAATCTATTGCTGATAGTCTTAGAAGTGTTATTGCCACTATGTCCACCCCTGAGGGGGACGTCGTGCAGAAGGTTTGGCCTGAACCAAAAATCAAACCTCCCCGGCGTGAGACCCCTACGTCTAATAAGACAAATAGAACTGATTTTTCTAAAAATTATATGAGAGATTACAGGCAGAATGGCAAAGATTATCAGAAGATGGCACCTGGGATAAAGAAATTACGTAGAGAACAACGTAAGAGACAGAAAGAAAAAATTAAAGCTCAAAATCCTCTGAAAGCCCATTTACTGAATCAGGAGATTTCATGGTGGCAAAAAAATGGTGTCGACCATGAAGATTTTGATTTTATCTGTAATCGACGGGGTTTTAATGATGAAGAACGGAATATTCTGATTGAGGATCTTTGTGATCTGAATCTAATAACCTTCTAATTTTATTTCTTAGGTACTTGAAAGGTAATAATTATGTCAAAGAAAAAAGGTCTCGGAAAAGATATTATTAAATCTGTTGATGTTATGGATAACCTATTGCTGTGTTTGACTTCTTTCCATGATATACCAGTGAAACGTGGTTTAAAGAGTAATGAAATGCTGGAGGATGATATATCAAAAGCTATTGATATAACAATGAATAAAGCTTTCGAATTGAAAACATTGGTGAGTAATCTTAAAGATCAGATTGAGGGAGCAAAACCGAAAGCCAGTGCCCGTTTTGCCGGTCAAAGAGTCATTTCAAAGTTTTTATCCATTGAAAATTAATAATCTACTAATACAAAAAGAAAAACAGCTATGAACATTATAATGATTATTCCAAATGTAGTTAGAAAGTATATCGCAAGCTTGCCTGAAGTTACAAACAATGCTTACGGTTATTTCAATTATGATAATCGTGTAGTGAATGAAAGAGTTCAAAGATTTGATGCTCAATCAAATTATAAAGGTCCGGATGATTTTAGTGACATGGATTATGACAGCCTTGTGGCTTTTGCTCAACAGTATATAAATCCCGGATTGGTTCGGTACAGTGCAGTGGTAGCTTGTGAAGACGCTTTGAATTTAGCAATTAAGACTTTTAATAAGGGCATGTTTGATGGAAAAGTAAATGCCAATAAATTTGAAGTTCTTATGGTTGCAATGAAAGATAAAGTGGGTGGTGTTCGTCAGGCTAAGAAGGAAGCCCCCAAAAGTGAGGGGGTCTCTATCAGACCTCATGTTTTGAAGCAACTCGGTATTAAACAGAAAGATATACCTCACATGCATCAGCTAAAGAGAAGGATTCAAGAAGGTCTTCCTCATCTGGTTCGTGATAAAGGTAAGATTAAAATAAAGAAGGATTAACAGTATTAAACTTTACATAGGAGGTTTTTGATGATTAAGAATGCACAGGAATACACCGAAAAGCTGGATAAAATAGCTGAAGAAGTTGAAAAGCTTAATCCGGCTGTAGCTCTCCAGATCGATATGATCTCTGACGTTATTGAAGGCAAAAGAGATGCTTCGACTCTGAAATTCGATGCTGATGAAGCATGGTACATGCAGAATCGTTTCAACAGCAATGTTCGTAAACGGGATTCTGATGAGCCTTACATGACTGAGTTTGATAAAAATAACTTCGAACAAGTTATTGATGTCAAAAAGAACCCTGTCCCGATTAAAAAGGCCAGTGTTCCGTATCAGAAGGTCGAATAGTCTTTTTTTTCATAATTTAGCCTTCTGGTACATATTGTGACCAGAAGGCTTCTTTTTCAGAACGGACGGTAAGAGATGCCTTCTTTATACCCCAGCATGGTGGCCCCTGAGGACTTCAAGCCCGGGGAATGTGTCCGAAAATTTGTGACTGAATGGAATGTGTCCCCTTATATGGGTATTGTGACACATGTAGTTCCGGCCACTTATAAAGTTTGGGTACAGTGGCCTGTTGAACACACAGCAGAAAGTCCTGAGACTCTTATTAAAGTTAATCCGGCGATTTTTGGCCTTCCAACTGTGATCCATGATATGGGATATAGTTCCTATGAAAAGGATCTTTCCGATAAAAATTATGGTATTCCAAAAGAAGCGTCAGGCCAGGAGAAAATGGCCATTCGGATTGCTCATACTTTTGCATCAGAAATAGTTGGAAAACTTGTGAATGATATTGTTGAATGTCAAGAGCAGAAACTCTCTGACGTTCAAGCATATAATCGCATATATAAAAAATATGCAACTATATGCTCCGATTATATCATGAAATCTTCCATAAAAAAAGTCTATGCTAATTTATCCGGAGAAACCAAATGAAATATCTACATAGATATGCAGTTGATAATACTCCAATTTTTGTTCTGTCAAATTCTCCCTCAAAACCGGCCGGTACTTTCAGTATTAAACAGGAAGATTGGCGTGGAAGGGCTTTGGGGAGGTTCGGAACTGTAATTGGACAGCTTGAAGGGTTGAAATTTTCTAAGAAGGATTCTCCTGTAGAAGAAGAAGAAACTCCGGAAATTAAAGCTAAGAAAGCCTCAATAGTTGCTGACTTAGATAAGATTGCTTCTGATTTTGAAACTGAAGGGCTTACAAATTTAGCTCTTGCTGTGGATCAAATCAGTGATTTTTTAGACTCAACGAAGGAATAAATTTCCATGGCAATGTATAGATATGGAAATGCTAATGTAGTCAAGTCTCATGTTAGTCCGGATCAATGGACCAATAAGGTTTATAAGGATGCTTGTAAGGACGGACAATGCCGGATGAAGACGGCTAAATCTGTTATAGCCAAGTACAGCCCGGACAAATACCTTCTTAGTCATTGCTCTATTATTGCTTCTGTAGACGTAGACTTAGCTGACCCTAAAGACCCTAAATCCGACTATTTAATTAAACCGGAATTTTCTCAGTTTGTTAATAATAATGGGGATGCTTGGACTAAGGAAGTTTTAAAAAATACCTATAAAACTTTTATAGGTGGCCATAATTTTTTAGAGCACGTCCAGCTGGAAGATTTATCAAAAGGTAGAATTATTGACGCTGCTTTAAGAGAAATTGTTGTAGGTAAGGATAAAGAGGGGAAAGAATTATCAACTTTATATGTTGATATTCTTGTAGCCACTGATCGAAAACACAAAGATTTAGTACGAAAAATAGAATCGAAAGAGCTTACAACACTTTCGATGGGGACTTTAATTAAATATTCTATTTGCTCTAAATGTGGAAATAAAGCAGTAGATGAGACGGAAGCTTGTAATCATGTTAAATTTCAAAAAAATAATATGTTTTTTGATAATGATGGTGTGCAGAGAAAAATCGCTGAATTATGCGGACATAAGGATGATGAGGGCAGTAATAAATTCATTGAGGCCTCCTGGGTAAAACAGCCGGCTTTTACCGGAGCTGTCCTCCGAAGTTTTGTGGAACCCTCAGAAGAAATTATGGCAAAACTTGAGTCCGCAAGTAAAGTTGAAGCCTATAAAACTAAAGCAGGAGATTTTCTGAAGGCTGCAATGGATAAAGGATTAATTGCTGCGGATCCTAAAGACGAGGAAAAACCAGTCGAGGATACCCCAGAAGATACTCCTCCAGAGGACGTTCCAACTGAAGAAGACACTCCTCCGGAGGATGCTACAGCGCCAGTAGATGAAGCACCACCTATGGATGCTCCTCCTGAAGCAGAACCAGAGAGCGATATAAAGAATTTTAAAAAAGATCTTAAAAAGAAAGTTCTTGACCAGGTTCAAGACGAAGTTCTAAAAGATCTTTCAGAGGATGACCTTGAAGCACCCAGAGGTCCTGACACACTTGACGAAACACTAATTAGACCTGCAAGCCTTGTTCTATCTAAGGTTTGGGGTGCCCAGAAGACATGGGATAGATTCATTAATCAAAGAGTTTCTAAAACATTAGATAAAAAATCTTTTGATAAATTACGTTATGGTGTCCATATTGCCATGACCAATAATGATCTCACTACACTTAAAGATTATGGTTATAATAAGAGGGATTTTTTAGCAGTACTTTCCTTTATTGACAATTGTTACAAGAGCCCTCTTCCAGTTCAAGTAAAGAAAACTATCGCAAGTCTTGGTGGCACCGAAGGTAAGCAGCCTATTGAAGTTTTACAAAAGGTAGTAGCAGCGTTAGGCCGAAAAATTTCGCGGGATGAAGCATATAAAATTTGTGCCTGGTTAAAATTGTTGGATTTTTACTCGTAAGTACCTAATAGAGAAGAAGTTTAATAATCTTCTAATATTTTAATAATTCACAATACGATTCCATTTCATAGGAGGCCATGATGAGAAAAAGACTAAGTTGGGACGAAGAAAAGACTGCTGAGATTATGAAGCAGGCCGATCCCTATACCATGAATCAAACACGTTCAAATCCTCCGGTTGAGAAGTATGAAACCGGGAATCCTTCTGCTTGGGGAGAAGATCAGAATAAAGAGACTCCTTGGAAATCAGAAGGACGATCAGAGACTGGTCATCCGGCACCGGCTCGTGAAGCAGTTGTGCAGGCGAGACAGCTTGAAGATAAAGCTCTCAAATGCATCACAATTGCTCAGCGTATGCTTCCTGGTGCGGAAGATATCACTGTTGAAGATCAAGCAACTGATTTCATGTTTATGCCGGAACGGGCTATTATGGCTACTCTTCAGCGTCAAGCTGAGCTTGCTTCTAAAATTGCTGCTGAATGCAAAGAAGAAGAGAAACCAGAAGTTGAAGAGAAACCAGAAGTCGAAGAGAAACCGGTAGTCGAAGAGAAAAAAGAAGCGAAAAAAGAAGAAGAGAAACCGGTAGTCGAAGAGAAACCAGAAGTCGAAGAGAAAAAAGAAGTCGAAGAGAAAAAAGAAGCGAAAAAAGAAGAAGAGAAACCGGTAGTCGAAGAGAAACCGGTAGTCGAAGAGGAAGAAGAGAAACCAGTGGAAGCTTCACAGGATCTTCTTGACATCCTTTTTGACAGTGCCGAAGTTCCGCAAGAACCTAAAGTCGGTGCGAAAAAGCTTAGCGGTCTCGTAAAAAAGGCCTCTAATGAGGATCCCCTCAATGGTCTGTGGGAAACTCCTCCGGATATTTCATCGGTTTTTGGTAAAAATAGATAATTAATCTGACAGTGGAGCCCCCTTTATGGGATGCTCCACTTGTTAGCCGTTCCATTTAACAAATGTTAGGGAGGTGAGCTTAATGGCGAGTTACAGTAACCCTACTCCTGATACCCATCTGGAAGTCCTGTATCGGCAGACGTACAACACTCTCGGTGCAATTACGACCGCGGGCTTGACCCAGGATAACAGAGTCGGGAACACTCAGAAGGTTGCAAACACAAGACTCAGCGCCAGCACACCGAAAGGTATTCTGGCAGGAAGTGTTGTGGCAGTTGTTGGGGAAGGACAAATCGGTCCGTGTGCTGGTGATAGCACCACAGCTTTTGATATGGCTGTTGGTATCGCTGTCAACAATGCTCTGGGAAATCCGTATGAGTCCAGCTCAGCAGTTGCATCGAACAAAGTCGTCTACGCTCATGGTACCGGTACAGTTATTCGTACCGATCTCTATGAGGTAGTGCTTTCGGATGGCTCGACACCGATTACGTATGCATACGGTGACAAGATGTATTCGAGCAAAAACGGTCTGCTTACAAACGAAGCTGATATCGACGCTTCATCGCTGTCACAGGTGGGAACATCACCGAAGGCAACGTTGATGGGTATCCTGCTCCAGAAACCAACTGCGACGGATCTTTATATGACCGTCCAACTTAGAGTTTGAGGAGGTGAGTCTTAATGCCTGAAGTAATTAGCAACGAACTGAAACAGCAGATTATAGGCGATTATCTTAAGACCGCCTCTGGTCGTGCTAAGTTGGCCGCCTCGATGGTTCAGCCTCTTCGTCTTCGTAGGGATTATACCTCTGTTGGCCGTAAGACCTTTTTGGTCGAACAGCTCCCGGATGGTGCTCTTCCTATTTATGACAAAGATCCGAACGTCTCGGCGTATGTCGTCGGCGAAGAAGGTCAGAACATTCTGGCTATCACAAAACCTCGCCGTGTGATTTTCCCGTTGTTCGAGATTTCATCGAACCCTGAAATTCCGTTGACCCAGATCAAGGAAAGACGCTTTGACTTAATCGAAAGAGCGCAAGACCTTGCTAAGGCACAGATTCAGGCCGAGGAAGATACCCGTGTGTTTGATGTTCTGGATGCAGTAGCAACCGCTGGTTTTGACAACATTGGTGCAACCAATGCTGATGTACCGGCAACTGCTCCTCTTACACCCTCAGACCTTGCAGATGCCTTTGCACGTATCGAGCGCCAGGATCTACGCGTAGCCCGCGTCTTTGCCAACGCTCTCGATTACAGTGACATCCGTAAGTGGGGACGTGACGTTCTTGATATTGAGAGCCAAGCGACTCTGCTCAAAACGGGTTTGATGGCCACTGTTTGGGGTGCTCAGATCATCGTTTCACGTAGGGTACCTGTTGGTTACATCTACGTTTGCACAGAACCTGAGTTTTTCGGTCGTATTCCGGTAAGGACAGAATTAACAGTTCTTTCCGCAGATGATCCGAAAAATCGTACCATTGGTTTCTCATGTTTTGAGAACCTTGGTATCGGGTGTCATAACCCGCTCGGTCTTTGCCGCGTGGCGATTAGCCGATAAGTTAATCATCGCAGGATGATTTTAAAGGCCTCCGGATTAATCTCCGGGGGCTTTTTTTATTTGTGTAAGGGATATTTGCAAAAATGTCTGGTATTGTAGTATATTGTTTTTATGCAATATACTTTTGAAGTAATAAATAAAGAGAGCCTTTTAAAATTGTATTCTGAGTTTGGCTTTAGAGCCAAAGATATTGGTTTTATTGTTGGAGTCTCCGAGGATGCAATTTTAAAAAGGCTTCAGCAGTATGATATCTCAACTAATCCAAGAACCAAAGAAAAATTAAGCGTGGATGTTTTTTTCTTGGGTAAGAAGAAGGATAAAAGAAAAAATCTTTCAGATGAAGAATTATTACGATTGTGTAAAGAGGGTCAAACAGATGCTGCTATAGGTAAGTTATTTAATTTGACTGGTGAGGGTGTTGCTTACCGAAGAAAAAAAATTGGTTTTGAGGTTTCTGATAAATTTAATGAAACGGATCAATTAGTTGAAAAATTAAATAAGATAGACAATTGTATACTTGCCTACGATTATTATAATTTGAGTCAAAAAAATTTCTCTCTAAAATATGGGGTGTCAAAAACTCTATGGAGACCTATTTTAAAAAAGAGAGGAATTTTAAATAAATCTGAATATAGAATTATAAAATATCCTCCAATTACAGAAGAACAAAACATTCTTATTATTGGTAGTTTATTGGGGGATGGTTCAGTTAGTGGTGGAAATTTTTTTTATGAGTATCACTCTCGTAAACAGGAACAGTATTTAAGAAGAAAATCTCGAATATTGCAACCTTACACGGCTAGGGTTACAGAGGATAAAGTTGATGATGGTTATAGATTATCAACAGTACATCACCCTAATTTTAGAATTTACTTTAATCTTTTTTATGAAAAAGGTGTAGATGGTAAATTAATTCCACTTGAGTTTATAAAAAAGAATTGGCATGACCATATTTTGGCTTATTGGTTTTTTGATGATGGTTATTATGATGATGAAAATAATGCTTTCACTATTGCTAATAAATGTCCCTATCCGGAACAGGCAATTGAATTAGTTGCCTTTCTTGAATCAGTTTATCATTGGGGATTTAAATGTAAAATAGGAACTGGGGTTTATTGGATTAGTTTCTCGAAGGCCTTCTATGAACCATTTGTTGAAATTTTATTTCAAATAATTACTCCTGATTTATACTATAAAATCCCTGAACAATTTCTGTCCCCTGATATGGCACTGTTGGCTATTGAGACAACAGATAGAATTTGCCCTAAATTCTATCGAAAAATTGAGTCCCCAATAGAGAAATTAAAATTGGAGAGTAAATTAATTACAGAGCTGAGTAGTAGAAGTTTCCCGTATAGTGTTTATACTCAAGAAAGGGTCTTTTATTTATTTCAGATTTTTAAGAATCATGGGGGGTTTAATTTAAAAAATAATATTATTGAATCTTCTACCTTGGGTATGGATTTATGTGAAACTTTTTTTCCCAATATATATGAAGCAAGACGAAAAGGAAATAAAAGTCCGGTTGAATTATGGGGTGACCCCCTTTTTCGGCAAAGATTAGCTTTGAATAGACTCAATCACGCTTCGAGACTAACAGACTCCTCTTTAAGGACTGGAATAAAATTATTAACTAAAACTGTTTCTAATTTCAAACCTGCCATTGCTAAATTCTTATATCAAAAATATGCCCTTAATGGGCGTGTTTTTGATTATAGTTGTGGCTTTGGTTCACGTATGCTGGCGGCAATGTCTCTTGATATGGAGTATGTTGGGTGTGAACCAAATTTAAAAACTTTTGATAATTTAAATAAATTTGGAGGGTTTTTAAAAGAAAAAACCAAAGGAAATTTTTTTGTTACAGATAAAGGATCAGAGGAAACTGTCTATAAGAGAAATTATTTCAGCTTTGCTTTTTCTTCCCCGCCCTTTTTTGATTATGAAATATATTCTCAAGATTTAGGACAAAGTATAATAAAGTTTCCTGTATACGAGGATTGGATTTTTAAATATTGGAAAAAAACTATTGAAAATAGTTTTCAAGCAGTAATACCTGGGGGATATTTTGGGGTTTGTGTAAGTATAAATAAACACGAGCATATTATTAAAAGTACAAAAGATTTTTGTACTGAAATTGGTTTAAAATTAGTAGAGGAGTATAAAGCTCCTTATAAACAACTTTTTCAAGATAATAAAGATAAATATGATTTAATTTCAATTTTTAAGAAAGGTGAATAATTCCTATACAAATTTATTTTTTACCTGTATAATATATTATGGGTGACAATTTTTGTGATCTGATTAGGGTAGATTATAATACAAGGTTTGTAAGATATGCAGTAATAAGATTGTTGATAGATAAAAAATATCCTTTAAAATCTATCTCTAATAAATTCAACGAGTTTTACAGGGGAATTGAATACTAACTTAGTTGTGCGAAACTTCAGTCGTGCTTTTTATATTTGAAAGGTTGGAGCTATGGATTGGATGTACATTGTTTGCTTTATCGCTGGGGTAGTGTGGTACAAGGCGTTTTTTGCAGTATTTAGCAAGCGCCAACGGAACGCTAAGGAAGGCACTCCTTCCGCATCGCACAACAGCGTTAGGGATGCAAGTTGCTGTTGTCAACCACCTTTTTATATTAATAACGTAACTTTTTCTTCATTATATAGATTTTGTCCGTGGTGTGGGCGCAACCTGCACCCGTAACGCAAACGTTGGTTGCAATTGCGACCTTGAAAAAATAAATAATTTTTTATAGGAGGGCGGCGTGAAAACAATTATCGTTCAGTGGGTTCCAGAAGCGTCTCCGTACCGCAAAGCAATGCGCGTCATAGCTTCGGATCATCCGCGATATACGGTCGGGAGTCGTTTTGATTATGGATTTTTTAGTATTGTAACAGACGATGGGTATATGGTGGTGTCAATACCGATGCCGCCCTCTGAAGAGCTTGGAAGCGGTCGCAACAGTCAACCAACAGCCAAAGTGAGCCGGAAGCCTAAATTACCGAAGCGGTAACTTCTCACTTTGGCAAACGTTGTCTGCCATAAATTTTTCCTTGGAGTTTATATGAGCCATTTAGAACGTGAGTATAGAGATATGCGAGCGGTACTCTGAAATAGGTTGTAGGTCTACATTAGATAAAGAGCAGTATACCCATCTTGTATGGTGTGCTGCCCTTGCATCTACAAAATTTTTAACGCTTTGGAGGAGGCGTTGCACCGCAGCATGTTACTATTAAGCCCCAATGAGACTACCGAAGTAGAAGCTGGTTGACTCGAATATGCCGTTTGACCTTCATATAAATAGGCGGCGGCAAGAAAGGTGATACAATGGATTTAATGCATGTATTGGGAGGTGTGTGGCCTACCACAGGTTTGGGCAAAAAACTGTGTTCTGTTACACCATTATCTATTCCTACAGCTTTGGGTGAAATTCGTAGAAAGTATGCCGCCGCAGAAGAGCAAGGTAGTCAAACGACAGATCCCACAACACAGCAAGGGATGCCAGAAACGCAGGACACTAAGGATTGATTTTATTATAGGCGTTTCCAGCACCCGTTGCTGGAGCGTTGTACGCAAATTTTAACGCTGAGGTTAATATGAAAAAGTTTGGCGGGCCTTGTGTGGAATGTATCGGCTTTACGATTTGTGCTGTTGATTGTGATTATAATAGTCAACCGTGTAACTTTTTCAGGAACGCTATTGAGGCGTTAAAATCAGCGCACAACAACGCAAGGAATGAAATTTGCCCTAATTTTTATATAGAGCGTATGCCAGTAAACGAAAGCGAAACTCATTTCGAACGTATATCTTGTTGTCGTACATCGGGCAAACTATCACCCGTTGCGTAAACGTTGGCTGCAATACATGGCCGCTCTGAATGAGTAGGCCGCGAAAGGAAACGATATGGATATTAAAAACGTATGGTTGACGATTCTAACTGCTATGTGTATTGGTATTTTTATAGGTGAAAATTTACGAGGTTTGGCTATTGATTCGCGGCTGAAGAAAGTTGAAGCGGCCACATACAGCGCACAACAGCCGAAGGGACGCAATTATTTTCCCGGCCTGCGAGCTGCCGATACCACATGGAACCCAGATTGCAGCACAGAGTGTTTTGTTCATTTCGTCAAAAAATAACTGCGTCATGCGTCAAACGTTGTGCGAAAGTCGAGTTCACTTTAATTTTTAGGAGGCGCTAATGCCACAGTTGAAAAGTATCGAGTATAATGACGACGGTACTATGAATATTATAGACGACACTGGCACCAAGTTTATTGGTTGCTATCCAACCAGCAAAGGCCCAACTATCTGTAGTGGCGATGAAGCCGTTGTCATTAAGTGTGACGTTTCTTACAGCGTTGTAGAGCGCCTCCAAGAGTGGCAGAAGGAACTCGACCAACGCACAACACAGAGCGCGGCATGTTAAAATTTCCACCGTTTGTTGAGGAAAAGTTTGCAGATAATGGTGCTCATTCACACTATGAACTTATCGGGAATGATGGTGAAGTACTTTGGGTTGAGCCGGATGACGAAGCCGCGCTCAGCAAAGAAGTTGAATCGCAGGCTACAGACAGCCAACAGCTAAAGCAAGCCATTGCTCTGATTCGTCAATTTGCAAGGTCTAAACCAGCCAAGTCGGGGTATTGCAAATTTCAGGAGTATCTTAATTTGATCGAGCAACAGGCTTGCGTTTAGCAAACGTTAGTTGCAATAAATTTTGCGACCATATTATAGGCGAGCACAAAAGGAGCTTTATGACGATCAAATATACTGTTGAAGATACGCCATGTTTTCCGAATCGGTACAAGGTTGTGCCTGTTGGTAATTATCGGTGCGATAATGGTACGTGTAATTATTTTCCAACGTATCAACTGGCATCTGCGGAATGTGCTCGCAGGGAACAGTGGAGCGCAAAAATGCAGCAACCAACACCGCAAGACCAAAATGCTGAACAGCGTACCACGGCCAAAGCGCCGCAGCAGCCATTGCCGGAATGTTGTAGTCAATATGAGGAGGCTTTTATGTCAGTAGCAAATTTGATTAAATATGCAAAGTGTGGTAATGGTGATGATGTTATGGATTTTGATTGTAATAGCGATGACCAACAGTATGTCAAATTTGAGGAAGCTATGGAAGCCTCCTCAAACAGCCTACAAAAGATAAAGTCTGAAATTGCCGCAGATATGCAAACAACCTTGGATGCCGGTACGAGGCTTTCGTTTTCAGACGTAATGAAAAATGTAGCAAAGTGGCAGCGGCAACTATCAGCCAATTAGCAGAATTTTTAATTTGATTGGAGGTATAATATGGGATGTGAAAAATGTGGCGGCGATTATAGCCAGAGTTGTGGAAATTGTTCATCTGAAATTGATCCTACCATGCTTTCTGGTAAAGAAGCATTATTAATAATAGAATCTGAATTTCCACAATTAAATTATGCTGTAGACTTAAAAGAAGCATGGCAAACTTTGAATACAATAATACTTTGAATACAATAATACTTTCAAAACAGACAAACAACAAACCAAACACGCCATGCCTATGTATAAACTTTGATATGCACAACGATGTTACGGTTTTTGTATGTAAAGATTGTGGTAGAGAATGGCATTAGCACGGCGTGTATTGGTCAAACGTTGTTTGCAATTTCGCTCTTAATTTTATTGGAGGCCAGCTTGAATAAAGAATTTCAGATTTACGCGGATCAAATGTGTATGCCAACTGAAGATCGAGATATAGCGTGGCCAGCGTTTCAAGCTGGCTGGAAAACCGCTGCACTCGCTCAACAGCCAACCAACAGCGAAATTATGCAATTGCTTCGTGGTATCAAGGAGTGTGTTGATGTAGACGGCGGTTTTGATCGCGGTAATTATTGCCTATATCAACAATTAGATGCGGTCTTAGCGCAAAACGGCAAACGCGTTATGCAATGCGCTACGTGCTGGAATTGTCTTACGGTTTGTAAAAAAGGATATCAACTCGATAATAAACCGTGTGGTGATTACGAGCCGCGGTATGGGGATTATGGAAACATTAAGGGTTAGGCTGGAAGGAATCATTATGTTGAATTTTGACCGTCCCCGGATCTGGATAATTCTTATATTATCGTTTTATATTCTATGGTTTTGTTACTTACTATTTTGGACTAAGGGCTATTGAAATGACTAACATTTTATATAAACAATAAGGGAGTTTAATATGCCAGAAGCAACAGTAGCAGCGGTAATTTTGAATGATAAGGATGAGATCCTTTTAACCCGTAGGACTCATAACCCTTTTGAGGGTTTCTTTTGTCTCCCCGGTGGACACATCGATGCTTTTGAAGAAGCTGATGTAGCCGTGGTACGGGAAGTTAAGGAAGAAACTGACCTGGATTTTGTCGATGTAGAGTTCTTCCATTTAAATGAAGAAATTTATCCGGATAAAAAAATTCATAACATAGCTTTGTGCTATGTTGGAGAAGGAAAAGGAACTCTGAAAATTAATGAAGAGTCCTCCGAAAGTATCTGGGTTGATATGCAAAAAGCTTCGGAAATGGAGCTGGCTTTTGGTCATGAGAAAGTAATTGAATTTTTTATCGAGCAATATGAAAACTAAGATTAATCCCAGAAATATTGGTGTAGGTTGGTACCGGGCTGTCCGGGACAAAACAGCTTCGGGACAGATTAATCTTGAAAAGATATTCATGGAAGAATGGGATAGTCTAAATTTACCTAAAAGATTTCATGGGATGGGGATAGCTCAGGCATTAATGATTATTCGGGATAAGGAAGCTAAGGAGTTTGATGGCCCCGATAAGGATTTTACTCATGTTCGTTCTTTCTGTAGCCATGAGAGAGAAGTGTGTGTTTATGATTTAACAGAAAGAGAACAAAGAATTATAGCTACAATAATTCAGTGGTTGGGTACTAATGTAGGTTTCTCTTTTTTGAGTACATGTTTAAAAAAAGCAAATTATGACATACAAGAAGTTAAAAAACCTGTCGAGATCCCAAAATCAGATGTCCCAGTCAAAACTGGCAGATTTCGGTTACTGGATTTGATCTGAACTAAGGAGCTACTATGGATAAAAATGAAATATTGAAATTGGTTAAGGAATTGAATAACATTATTTCTGATCTTCAAAAAGCGTCACAGAAGATTGCTGAAATTGTTTCTAAGTTATCTGATGAGGATAAGAAAAAGACCTTGACCCTTCAGTTTTATTACATGCATGACGGCCATCGTTTTTCACCGTTAAAAGGTAATACTCTTGATGAAGTCATTGCTCATTGTAATGAGATAAGGGGAAAGTCGCCCTGGGGGATGTTATGCCCTGTTATAGTTAAGGATGGAGATAAAGATAGCAGGAGAGTAGGAGTCGGGGCACATTGTTCCGGGTTGGGTCGACAAAAGGAATGGGAAGATTCAGTTCAAGTATGGAAAAGCTCTATAATGGCCGATGCCGAAATAATGCAATTGATTTCATAGGAAACGGCAGATTTCGGATACCGAAATTGAATTGATCTCATGGGGGAAAGTGTATTCGGGTAGGGGATGCTAAAAATAAATAAATATAAAAGTATTTGCTTTTCTTAAAAAATAGCAGTATATTCTTTATTCAGTAAAGAAATTCTTTGAAATTATGTAAATCGAAAACTTACTGATATGGCATACATTAGCTTTCTCTGGTAGAGCGCATTCCTTATAAGAATGATGTCTTCGGTTCGATTCCGAATAAAGCGTCCAAAAACTGCAATGTTGACTTGTTTTCGATTTACTTATAAAAAATTTAGACTGTCTTTACATTAGGGGCTTACATTCATTGTTTTTTGGTAAACAAAGCGAAGGCCTGGCCGTAAAGCCGGGCATAACAAGCATCTAAAACTTGGACAGTCTTTTAATTTTTCTTTGAAAATTAGGATCAAGGCTTACAGTTGTGGCATACATTATAGCTCAATTGGTAGAGCACTTCTCTGATAAAGAAGCGGTTTCTGGTTCAATTCCAGATCAATATAGATTCCCACAAAGAATCTGTATATTTGCAATGACGACTTGCCTTGATTCTTTTAAATTGAAATTTTGGGAATAAAGCTTACAGTTAGGGCATACAATTATACCGGAGCTTTGGGTCATACGTTCGAATCGTATTCCCCCGGCCATTTATCGGGGGATAGCTCAGTTGGTAGAGCAAAAGCCTTAATAAACTGCAATGACAACTTGCTTTATTCTCATTTAAATATCAGCCAAGGTTATTTTTTCTTGGCTTTTTTTATACTAAAAGGAAATATTAAAATGTTTACAGGTCTGAGAATTAGTAATCCAAAAGGATCCTATAAAATATAGCCTTAAAATTTCCTTTCAATAGAGCCGGATAATTTTAGGGTAAAAATCCCAGGAATTATCCGGCTTTTTTATTTTATCTTATTTTTTTCGAATTCAACAGTATAATATAATAACACCTATTACAAGGAGAGTAGAAATGGCCAAAATTCATGTAGTTTACAATGGTAGAAATGACGACCTAACTTTCGAGGAGCTTTTCCCCCAGGAACGCTTTGCAAATATCGGGATTCAAGAGGGAACAGAACCTTCGACGGCGACTTTGACTTCCGATCAGGTTAAGACAGCCCTTGCCCAGCATTACGATGTAGGTCTGGGGGAGTTCGGGGATCATTTTGTTGAAATGAATCCGAACGGGAATATTACTGTTCGACCTAATTCCGGTTTTGGTGGAATTTAAATTTAAAAAAATCTGAATAAGAAGGAGAAATTATGGCTAACAGAGTTACTTCCGGCACTGAAAATGATGTTCGGCTTCAAATGTTTAATGCTTTTATGAGCTGTCCCCACAGGGACACCGAAGCTGCATTGAAAATTCACTCTGATCTTCGGGATAAGGATCCTCTTTTCTATGCCCATTTGGCTGCATGGTATCGAAAACAGGGGGATCAGTTGAGGGATCATAATGAGGTTTTTTCAGCCATGCTCATGACCGATCCCTACGTTGAGAACCGGGAAGTCGGTCTTGCTCTTTTTCGAGACCATGCTACCTTTATGAAGGAGCATATTGTCGGATTTATTAAGGGTAAGGTGGCTAAAATCAGGGAAAAGACCGGTAAGAAGATACAGATCGGTAAAAAGTCCCATGATGAAGTTGTTATAAAGGAGAAGAAGGTTGGTTTGTTCAAAACCCTTCCAACTTCATTGAAAACTGAAATTCAGAGTTTTCTTGCTTG